GGAATAAGGGTTATCAAAAACTCATTTTTATGCTAAAAAGGTCTCGGTTAAGGTTGCTTAAATTAAAGAAAGAAAAGAAAAAACAAAAAAAATACCCCCTTAAAAAATCCCAAAATCGACGTAACGAACCAGAGCTTAAATTATATAAACAGTGTTGCGTGCCGTAGGCGTTTAACCGAGCTATTGTGTGAGAAAAATAGGCCTATCAAACAGCAGCCAACGCAGTTGCCCAACGGAGTTGGCGATCCGTAAGCACCAGAGGTGGTACACCTAACCCTGCCCCGCGGGGTTAGGTGTCCCGCCTAGTATTACTTACGGATCGGCGGGACACGGGACAGGGGATTTATCCCCGCTGTCACATTTCCCGCCTGCGCTAAAAAGCTCTTAATTCCACAATGACAGTTCTTGGTAAAAGAAAAAGGGAGCAATTCTCCATTGCCTACCATGGGAACTATTGTGGACCTGGGTGGTCTGCGGGCAAGTACCAGAACTCCGTCTGCAGTACTGTGCCCGCCCTAGATGAGTTCGATATGACGTGCAAGGAGCACGACTGTGCCTACGCTACTCCTGGTGCCGACTTAAAAGCAGCCGATGAGAAGTTTTATTCTCAAAATCGAGGAAAAGGTTTTAAACGTCATATGGCCGCAATTGCCGTTGGTACTCAAGGATTCTTCAGGGACCCAGCGGACCCTTCAACTGAACATATTCCGTATGTTGAACCAAAACGAGCACCTAACTCTGATTCGACTCCTTTCTCTACTAATATGGCGACTGTCGCTCGGAAGGGAAAACTTAGCAAGGGTTCTCGTCGCACTGGAGGAACTCGTAGCCGTACTAAAAAGGTGGCTAGACGTCGAGTGAAGCGCAAGAATGTCAAAAAGAGTAAGAAAGTGGGTCGCAAGAGCCGCAAGAAAAACAGTCGCAAGAGCGGCAAGGGTGTTCCCAACATTGCAAGTGGTCTCCAGTTTACTCGTGAGACTGGTGGTGTTGCTGCGACTATTCAACCGGCTATGTATTTGGGCCATGCAACATTTCCTCTTTATACCGCTCGTGAGTATTTCTGGGGCGCTGTGATCAAGGCTCTGTGCTTGAAAATTGGAATGGTTGTGCCCGCTATAGACGATATCATATTCGAGAACGGCAACGATAAGTTGTTTTTGTCGTACATTCTCGTTCCGACTGCCAATACTGTTGAGGATACGATTCTAATTGGTACTACTGGTTTCACATTGAAATCGATGATGGAATGGTTTGCTAACCCTGCACGTCCATGGAATGACACTGCTATTGCTAGTCAAGTTCAGTTTAACATGATTAAATATGTACCATTTCTGGATGTCAGTGATGGACCAGGAACTGGTTTATATCCGAAGACTGCTCCTCAGTGGATGTCGTTTAACGGTGCTAAGATGCACTGGTATTGCCGTTCCGAGTTCAAAATGCAAAACCGGTCTGTTGCCGCTAGTGCCGATGATTATGTGACAAACATTGACAATGTTCCTTTATATGCAAATATATATCAAGGTAAAGGCAATGGCGTTACCCATCAGATCAAGTCACCGGCCGGCGCTAGTAATCTGTCGTTTGTTGGAGACACTCGCGACGCTATTATTGGACGAGTGTATTCGTCTACTAATGATGCTCAAGGCGTCCCGTCTGACACTATGTCCGCTGAACCGCCTGCTGGAGTTGAATTTGGCTGTAAGAAGACTGGAAGAGTAATCGCTCAACCTGGTAAAATCGATACAAGCGTTTTAACTGATCGATGGTCTGTTTCTTTCAATAAGTTATATCAAAAGATTTCATTTGGTGCTGGAACAGTGTCGGATGGAGGTGAACAGTGGAAAGTACCGTATGGCAAATTTCGTATGTTTGGATTTGACAAGATGATTGAGACATTGGCGTCTAGCGGTGGTACAGTTCGTGAACCAATGAGAGTTGCGTTTGAACACAATTTGTATACCACTGTTGCGTTTACGGCTGGACATAACAAGATTACGACTCAGGCATATAGTTGGTCGAAGTCCGGTGGTGCTTAACGCCACAATGTCCTAAACGGGAACCCTAACCCCTATAATATAAAATTGGGTTTTTTTTCCAATCAATCATGTCCGCTAAAGCCCGTTATTGGATTTTGACAATTCCTCACCATGGTTATGTGCCCTTTTTGCCGAAAGGGTGTGTGTATGTCAAGGGTCAACTTGAGAAGGCTCCGACTACAGGATATTTACACTGGCAAATGGTGTGTGTGCTCTCCGAGTCGTCCAGGCTCGCCGCCGTCAAGAAGTTATTTGGAGACGGAATTCATGCAGAGCCCTCCCGAAGTGCAGCTGCGGACGCCTACGTACACAAGGAGGATACGGCCGTCGCTGGTACGAGGTTTGAACTTGGAGAGAGAAAGGTTAAACGTAACTCCAACACCGATTGGGAGGCCGTCCGCACACTTGCGCAATCAGGAGAATTTGCCGACATTCCTGCCGACATTTATGTCCGCTGCTATTCTCAACTCAAGTCGATTGCAAAGGACCATCTACAACCCGTCGCCATGGAACGCACAATCTACGTTTTTTGGGGAAAGACCGGTACTGGCAAGAGTCGACGAGCATGGGAGGAGGCCGGACTTGACGCTTACCCCAAGGACCCAAGATCAAAGTTCTGGGATGGATACCGAGGACACAAGCACGTCGTCATTGACGAGTTTAGAGGAGGAATTGATGTTGGACATGTACTCAGATGGTTCGACCGATACCCAGTTATTGTCGAGGCCAAACACGGCGCCACCATATTAAGAGCTGAAAAGATTTGGATCACATCAAATCTCGACCCCCGTCAATGGTATATGGAAATCGATGAAGAAACCAAGGCTGCGTTGATGAGAAGACTGACTGTAACTCATTTTAATGGACCACTTGTTGTTTATTGAATTACCATTGTTTGTTTGATAGGTCGCTTGTTGATTCCCCACTTCTCCAAAGAATACCATTCCCAAATCCACGGAGTGTCATGACTGCCAATAGCATCCAAGTCAGCGGTGATGTCCAACAGTTGGCCAGTGGAGAAGTCGGTATGAGTAGGCTGATTAAAGCCAGAGGGAATCCACCAAAGATAACCCCAATCGTAAAAGTCCGCGTGAACGATGAAAGAATTGTCGATGCTGAAAGATGCCCAATCATAAGTCAGCGAAATTTTAGTCATTTTGAAGAAAGGAATAAGGGTTATCAAAAACTCATTTTTATGCTAAAAAGGTCTCGGTTAAGGTTGCTTAAATTAAAGAAAGAAAAGAAAAAACAAAAAAAATACCCCCTTAAAAAATCCCAAAATCGACG